AATGGATGCGGTACTGAGGGCGTATGAGCGGTGACATGGACACGTCTTTGGGCAACATTGTGCTCGCCTGCGCGATGATCTTTTCGTTCATAACGATGTGGCGCCGGCGTGGCGTCCGCGTCGAGGTCGTCGACGATGGCGACGACTTCGTGCTATTTTGCGAGAGGCGCCATGGCAAGGACGTTGAAGCGAGCGTCTGGCAATACTTTCTTCAGTTTGGTATGGAGGTTGACACCGAACCAATCGTTGATGTTTTTGAGCGCATCAACTTTTGCTCCGCGCAGCCTGTGTGGACCACGTCCGGTTATAAGATGGTACGCATCTTTCCGACATGTCTCGCCAAGGATACCTTTTCGCTGGTGCCGGATTTCAAACATTCTTTGAGTGTTCTGAAGTCAATCGGTGTTGGTGGGAAGGCAGCCTGGGGGGACGTGCCGATTGCGTGTGCCTTTTATGATCGTTTGAGTAAAATCGACGTGCGAGCAGCATACGCGCCATTGAGCGGTTTTGTCTGGTTGTCTAGGGGTATGACAAGTGCTGGGTCGGTAGACGTGCGTTCGCGCGTGTCTTTCGACTTGGCCTTCGGGATCCCTCCGTGCCATCAAATAGCCATCGAGGAGATGATTGCAGCACAGCCCACGCCGTGTCTCGGGTCGGAATTTTTATTCACCGATCCCATTAATTTTTCCTCTGGTATTCTACCTTTCTAAAATGGTCGCCGATAAGCAGAAGCAGTCGAAGACCCCAAAGCAGAAGGCCGCGTCGCGGGCCACAAAGACAGCGGCACTCCAGGCAGCATTTCAGTCTGGCCTCCCTCGCTCCACGGGGGGGGTCAGCGTCGCTGCCACCTCGCGAGTCTCTTCGATCCTGTCGGAGTTGGCTGGCGATCCTGGGAAGGCGTATTTTCGCTATGTCAAGGGCCTTGTTGCCCCTCTCACTGGCGGACGCATCCCTGATCTCACTTCGACGCCCTCTTCCTGGAACGGGTTCTCGAACGTGG